GGAAGAAACGAAATTTTGTATTGCAGACCTAAAAAAGTAAGCGATTATAAGTACCAAAAAAGGTACTGCAAAGTTATTCCACAAGAACGCCAAAAAGTGAAAAACAATCAATAATGGAATACCAACCAATTGGACTATCTGAATAATCAGCGCAAATAGAAAATACAATAAATCAAAATTTCTAAATCCTTCATTCACTGGAAATTTATTCACTGTACTTTCACAATCTTGGTCATCAATTTCTTTTATACCAATAAATCGTCCCTTAGCCCCATTTTTAAATTCATCAATAAAACTTGAAACAGTATAAACTTTGTTGAATATAAATTCATAAAATGTATCTTCACAGTTAATAACTTCATTTAACCTGTCTATTTCTTCTTGACCTGAAAATCCCTGTGTGTAACCTGACCAATCTAATCCAAAATAGTATGTACTGTTTAGTCTATCCTTCTGAGTTTGGGAAGTAGAGGTTACTATATTTGGGTCTTGTGATAAATTATTCCAACCATATTCTTTAACGTTAGGTATTAAGTAGTAAGGTCTTCTTGTCTGTTCAGTAAGAGTTGGAGGTTGTTGCCATTTAATTTTAAATCTATACCTACCTTTAGTTGGAATACCAATCGTTGGGTCGTTTGAGATAACCCTCTCACCAAACTCATTCGTTACAATATAATCCAAATTCATTGGTAATTCCGTTAACCAAACTCCGTTACCATCTATAACATTTCCAGCTTGTTCCAACTCATACTGTTCCAAAATTGGATTCCCGTCTTCGTCTTGTTGTATTGTTTGTCTGAGAGCTAAAATTTGGCCAGGTCCTGCGGTCAATTGGCACAGATTACCCATATTGTCCCTTGGCTTAGCATTTCTTCTCACTCTCATTTGGTCAGCTGTCGATGTAAGTGACCCCATGAAAACTGCAGTAGGTTGAATGTCTATGTTTGCATCGTCTCTTAAATCAAAATCGACACGATTGATTGCAATTTGGCAAACATCAGGGTCTCCCCATAACGGAGAAACCTCAAGGCTCTTTGTAAGATTTACAATTTGAGGAAGAGAATTTAAATCTGAAGATGTTCTAAATCTGTTACCAGCAACTTGTCCCTCGGTTGCTCTACCTACTCTGATAAGGTCTTGTGGAGTTAAAGAAAACTCACCTATATCTGATAGGTCTACATCCATGACTAACTGCTGTGTCCCTGTTGGAACACCCATAATCATATAATCCCCGCTATCATTGGTTTTTGAAGTGAATTTGTAATACTTGTCGTAAATTTCTACAGCTGTCGCTCCTGTTAAAGCATCGGTTCTTGTAGGTAATGTTCCTGATGCCGCGTGTCCTGTGTATGAAGCTTCATATGGTAATAAATTATATCTATAACCATCTTCATTCTTATCTGTTGGCGATTTATAAGGGTATATACTTGTTATAACAGGATTAGATTCGTCAACCTGTTGTATTGGGATGAAAACAGATACTCTTGCGTTAGGTAATCCAAGACCGTTATTAGCAGTCACTCTACCAACAACCACACCATAATCCGCACATGGTCTTATATATACATCTGTCTGTTGTATGGTCAAAGACAAGATTTCTAAGAATTCAAAATCTTGGTCTAATTGTACGTTTAGTGTTTTGTTAACCCCTAACTCTGTTCTAATTCTATAGGACTGCCCCATCAAATTCTTTATGCAATAAATAGTTTAAGTGTAATTTTCCAAGGACACAATTACACAACTTAAAAAATAAGTCAAATCAGATTTAAATAAACTAATTAAGAAAAAGTTGTAGATTGGAAATTCTTAACGGATACCTTTATGTCTTTAGCAGGGTATCTTATTTGATATACTTGTGATGGTTGTGCAAAAATTGTATTGTCCACAGGTTGAATCTCTTTTGTTTCGGGGTCCAAATAAATCATTGAGGTTTCAGCTGAAGAATATTGACCACCAACCTTATTGAATACTTTAATCTCGGTTACAGATAAAACTCCGTTTTCATTCTGAATTAAACTACTAATCTCGGATAAGTTTACGTTTTGTCCAAGTTGTCTAACTTGGGGGTCCATGTAAGCGGCAATTCTATCAACAACAGATGAAATAACTTGTCCTGAGTTCTGAGCCGAATCCAAAACAATTGATAGTTCAAAGCTTAAGTCAATAACTTCCGCAGAAAGAATGGATATATAATCATTCATCATTCTATAATTTGATAGATACGTTGCAACATTTTGTCTCAACGTGTTCGAAACCATATTTGTTAACTTACCTGAGGTATCATATGAAAGTAATTGAATTAGAATCTTGTTATCATTTTCAGTGATTGATACTTTAGCAGGTGCTCCGTATTCTGAAGGCATTGTTCTAATTAATGATTCATAGTCTCTGATGGTTACCGCTCTTTTTTGAGCTGCAAAGTTGTAAGCAACATAGTTTCTCACTTCCTCAACGGACGGTACACCCGCTCCCCCAATTGCTGCGGTTACGTTTGTACATCTTAGTGAATTTACTACAGCAGAGTTTGTAGATTCTGAAGGACCATTCACATAAAATGAAACAGTTCCAATTTGATTGATTACATTAGTTCCTAAATTTGTTGCCAAACCACCACCTACTCTATACTGAATGAATAGTGTTGAGTTCGGTGATAAAGTAGAACCCAAAGAGATGTTGTTGGAGTATCTTTGAATGTCCGCAGTTACACCAAGTGTTGTAAATTCATTCAAGGCATCTTGTGCAGTATTAGTTCCACCACCGAAGGTCATTTTTTTGAATCCTTCTGCGGTAAATTCACTTATGAATCTATTAGCGGTTTGAATATATCTACCAACCTTGATTCCTGGTTGGTCCGAAACTTTTGTAGGGTCTTCAACAAATATTCTGTCTTCGGCTAATGTGTCTACTTCATACCATCTATTTTGTGCGCCTAAAAATTCTGATACAGAAGGTACGTTGGTATATTCTGTTCCATTTTTCAATAGGACACTTGTTATACCTAATACGTTTTTCTCAGGTAAAAATAATTCAAAAAATGGTTTAACATCATTTGGTGTGATAACTCTTTTGAATACTTTGGTAATACCATTAACAACTAGTTCCCTTTTTGTTATTGTGTAATTAATCAATACGTTATTCGCATTGAAATTAGGTATCTTCAATCTATTAGGAAATCCTTGAGAATTGTATGGGGATGCGAAATCAATATCATTAATATTTTCGAAAACTATTCCAGCACCAACAACTTGGGAACCTCTTGTTAAAACCCCAAGGTACCTTTCATCTTCTTTATCTCCGAAAGCAGGTACTGTAATTGAGAAATCCACCAAAGAAACAGAAGGTCTTTGGCCAGGTACTTTTAGTCCATACGTTCTTGCAATGTTATAGACTGATGACCTTTGTTGTGCATATTGAAGTACAGTCTCCTGAATACTCCTATCGATGTTGTAGTTAAGGTTGTCTGCAACAGCAGCGTTTAAATCTAAAAAAACTGAAAAGACAGATGCGTCGTTAAAGTCTTGGATTAATTCAGGATAATAAGTTCTTACGTAGTTTAGTAATTCAGTTCTTATTGCCTGAAAATCTCTTGTAGCGTATGATATTTTTCTATTTGCCATCTATCTTAAATATTGATAATAATGAAATCACTTTGCCCGAATGCATTTCTTTCAGTTGAGTAATCTATTCTCACCTTAGCCGTATATTCTGCAGTCCCTTTTCCTGGTACCCTGTAAATGTCGTACATTCTTGGGTCGGCAGCCGTTCTACTTGTTGTTGGTGGAACTTCGTCGTCTATGTTTGCAGGTTCAATTGTAATACTGTTTAATAATAATTCAGGCATGAATTGCGAAACCGCATCCCTGATATCAGATTCAATTGCGTCGAATGTTAAACCATCATAAGGTTCAAATATAAATTCATAAATTCTTGTTCCAAACTCAGGTAAAAAATATCTCGACCCTTTACGAGTAAGAATTAAATGTATAAGGTCAGCTTTTATTTCCTGTGCCTCAAACTCGGTGAGCGCTAAATAATCACCTCTTCTAGAATCTCTAAAGGGAAAATTTATACCATATGTAATCCCATCTGCCATATAGTGATAAATATACTTTGATTATTTTTTTATTGTAGTGTTACCTTTTTGACTTCTTGGTTCATAAGGACAATGTCTACATCCATTACCACAACAATAACCACGATTAATGTGATATGCTTCGGTCATTACTTTTCGACCGTTCTCCTCATAAAAATAAGTAGGGTCAAGTTTTTTAGTCTTGACCCCACCGTTTTGGTTATTTTTCATAGATTATACTAATGTAACTTCACATGCGCCGCCAGCACAAGCTACTTCACCACTCAAATCTGTATCGTCATCCATCTCAACGATTTTTGATAAATCTACATCGTGGAGTGTCTTCATTAATTCTTCGTACTTTTCTTTTGTACAATCTTCAAATGGTGCTTGAATATAAGTTCCACCATCGTAAGGTAATACTGAAAGTCCATTGTAAGATTCTTTGTTTTCCCACATCCACTCTCCGACTGCAGGCCATTCGTGAGGTCTGATTGAAATTGTTGCGGAGACGTTGTGAGCGTTTGAACCACTTCTGTGACCTGGTTTAATCCACTCTTGTTGAACCTTTTTAACTCTTT